GTCAACTGCAAGTGTTATTGTGCTTGATGTCGCCACATCTGATAAAGATAAGCCAGTTAAATCTGGTAACTGTGAACTGTATCTAGTTGTTACTGCACCAGTCGTAGTGTTTTTAGTCGCTACTTGAAAGCCCTTTTCCGAACGGACTGGGCCATTAAAAGTTGTTGTTCCCATTTGTCTACCTCCTTATTAATAGTCTTTTAAGTCTAATGGGTTGGTAGAAAGGGCGAACTAACTTCGCCCTTCCTTAAATTGTTTATGCTCCTGGTGAGCCAAATATTCCGCGCCAGTCAGACCAGCCGTAGCTGTATCTTTCTCTCGCTTTATATCTAACATTACCAGTATCGAAGTCACCTTCCATTGCTGTTCGAATAGGAGCCCTAGTGAAGTGTTTAAGTCCATTAGGAGCATCTGTTTTAATGAACCAAGCATCAGTATCAGTTAAGAAATTGTTAACCACGTATCCTTGTGGAACCATTCCCATTGATTTGATTGCGTTGATGTCATTATCAGCAGTGCCTACTCTACCCGCAGATTTTAGTAGCCTTTCAGCGACAAATTGAAGGTTTACCGGAATGATCATTTTCATGCCCCTTAGAGCAATCTTTAATCCTCTTTCATCCTTCATGCCAGCAATATCGATCATTGCCTGCTCGAGCGAAGTTTCGTTCAAGTCGGCAGCCGTTGACAATTCGTTCTTTTGGTTTCCAGCTAGAGTGGTATGGTCAGTAGCGCAAAGCTCCTTTGCATCGCCACCCAGATAAGAACTGTTAAACGCTCTATTAAGAATGTTTGACGCTTTTACCTGTCTAGTGTTAGCCATTGAACGTGCCAATGATTTTGTGTATCGAGTGCTGATTTTGTCGTAAAGATTATCCTCTACGGCTTCTTCAGTTAATGAGAAAGCTAAAGCAACTGTTTCGTGGGTGTACCTTGCAGTAAAAGTTTCTTGAGCGTCGTCGTATATTACGCCTTGACCCTCAGGTTTTACTTCTGCATTGGCAAATCCACCTAACATTACTTCTTCTTCGAATGCACGATCGGAACTCTCTGTATCAAAGATTTCACGATCTTGATTTTCGTATCGGTCATATTCTAACCCGAACAAAGCATTTAAACCAGGTTCGAGTTCTTTGACCAATTGCATTCTTGAGATTACCATTGTCAATTCCTCCTAGGTTTATGTGCCAGTAATACCAGTAGAACTGAAGTAGATATGTTCATTCCATTGAACATACCAGTTCGCGTTCGCAGCACTAGCATCACTGTTGCTTGGATCTTTAGAAATACCCATAACTTTCAATTGTAGAGCAGCAGTGGTAGCAATACCAGATGCTTTAAGCTCTGTAACTGATTGTCCGTTAACGGTACTAGCGGTGCCAAGAGTTGTATCGGCATTTTTGCCAATATCAGTCTTAGCGATAGTTCCATCACATTGGATTTCAAAGATCTTTCTCGGATCATCATAGATATACGCATCAATATTAGTGCTTCCAGATATGGAACCGGAACCGGTTACATTGACCTGGCTGTAGTAATTTGACCAAGTAGGTTTTGCCGTATTAGGGTCGATATAGAAGCAACCGTTAAAAACGCCGAGATTTGTAGCACCGGATGTTGTTCCAGCAATTACATATCCTCCAGAAGACATTACATGATCACCTTTATAAATAGATGTCGCATAATTGTCTACGATTGTGTACAAAGTAACACCACCGTTTTGAACGCCACTACCAACTTCCCCTACAGGTCTTAACCCAAAGGCTGCGTCAATATTAGCCATGATTTTTCCTCACAGTAATTGTTATACACACTCCTCATGAGTGTGTAAATTTTGTGTAACTTATGTGTTAGGAAACTTAATTAGGTTTCTTGCCACCAAATGTTACGCGAGACCTGCTTTCGTTATGAACAGGCATGCTAGGATGTTGGTCCTTAAGGGGATCATTAGAAATTGCGTCATCTTTATCCTGCGTCATTTGTGCAAAATAAGATGCGCGCTCTTTAACGATCTCCTTCGGAATCCGTGCTAGCATTAA